CACGGCAATCCAAGACAGCGGCGGGCATAGTGGATCGGATAAGCATGGAGAGCGGCATATCGGTCTCTGATATTCTCAGCACAAAGCGGCCAAGACCAATTGCCCACGCCCGTCAGGACGCCATGCTGGCAATACGCGAGGAACTAGGCTGGTCACTTCCCCGGATCGGGCGCGTATTCGGCAAGGACCACACAACGGTCAAGCACGCGATAAAAGCGGCGGGGGAGCGGAGAAAGGACCAACAAACCCGCTCTACCCCGCCAAGCGGCGCACAGGGAGGACAAGCGCCGCAATCAACCGATACCGCATCACAGCACATCGGGCAAGGACCAACGGAATGAGTAATATAATATCGCGCTTGGAGTATGAGCCTGAGTCATTTGTGGTAAAGGACAAGTTTTTTATTGAGTTCAAAGGCGACTCTATTCTGGTTCGGTGCTTTGGCGGATGGTTCTGGCATCTTGTGGTATCTGGTGGTCAGGTCGTGGCTGGTTATCACCGGCTATCTGTGCTTCAGAATATTCGGGTGATAATTGCTTTAAGAGGTATTAAAAAGATACAAACACAGGAGGAACAGAAATGATGACACAACAAGAGGCCGTCACCAAGTGGCCGTTCGCAGCGTCAAAACCAGAGGACGTAAGAGACGCGACACAAATGGAAGCAACCATTGCCGCGCACATGATGCGTGAGCGGAAGAAAGACAAACGGGCCGGACCAATCGGCAAGTTGCCAGTTGGTAAGAAGCTGAACACAGAAGAACGCGGTTATGCAAACCGTGCGGCAATTCTCAATGCAATGTCGGACGGCCCGAACAGGGCCAGCGAAATCGCCAAGAAGGTTGGAATGGATGTATCGACCGTCAATAACATCTTCGCAGCCATGCTGGCGCGTGAAATGGTCAGGTGTGTCACAGTCAAAGGGACGCGCTGGAAGTATTGGCATAAGGTGGGGTAGTTGCAACATAAACGGTTTGCGCATATCATTGGCCGGATAGGAATGGGGGCGACAATTGACCAAGCAATCAACAGCGAAAGTGGCGGACTTAATACCATATGCCAGAAACTCGCGGACGCATAGCGATGCACAGATCAACAAGATTGCTGCAAGCATCAAGGAGTTTGGGTTTCTCAACCCCGTGATTGTCGATGGTTCAAATGGCATTATCGCAGGTCATGGCCGCATCATGGCCGCGCAGAAGTTGGGCATTGATGATGTTCCGGTCGTCGAGGCGTCACACCTAACAGAAGCGCAAAAACGCGCCTACATCATCGCAGACAACCGCCTTGCACTTGACGCGGGTTGGGATGATGAAATGCTGCGCGTTGAATTGCAGGAACTTGATGATCTGGATTTTGATTTGTCATTGACGGGTTTCGAAGCCGATGAGATCGCCGATCTTTTCCCAGAGAACGCAACTGAAGGGTTGACCGATGAGGATGCTGTGCCGGAAGCGCCAGAGGTTCCTGTCACAGTCGAGGGCGACATATGGCTGCTTGGGCGGCATCGGCTGATGTGCGGAGATAGCACCAGCATTGATGCGGTGGAAAAGCTGATGGGCGGGCGGAAGGCAGACATGGTGTTCACTGATCCGCCGTATGGTGTGTCTTACACAGGCGGCTTGCAGGACAAGGGCCACGGCCTCAAGGGCAATGCGCGGCAGATGATTAAAAACGATGACGTTGATCTCTACGAGGATGCGGTATTGATTGCTTCTCAATACTGCTCCGGCCCAGTCTTTATGTTCTATGCGGACACTGTGCCATTCGGTCTGTATCGGGGTATTGAAAACGTTGGTGGGTCTATCGTGGCGCTGCTCATATGGAAGAAGAAGGGAGGATATGGTGCGTTGGGGGCGTCATATAAACCCAACCATGAACCTTGCATCATTTGGAAAACTAAGGGCGCAAACCTAAACTTTATTGGGGCATCTTCTGAGAACCGTATATGGGAAGAAGAAAAAGACGGACAGAACAAAATGCACCCGACGCAAAAGCCTGTCGCAATACCAGAGCGGGCAATCAGAAATCATAAGGCGGCGACCGTCCTCGACTTATTCGGCGGCTCTGGCTCAACCCTGATCGCCTGCGAAAAGACAGCCCGCGATTGCCGCATGATGGAGCTTGATTCAAAATATTGCGACGTCATTATTAAGCGATGGCAGGACTTCACGGGCCAACAGGCAACGCTTGAAGGCACTGAGCAAACCTACGACGAACTAAAGGCAGAGCGATGCAAACCCGCAGCATGAGCGCAGTCGAGGCTATAACAGGGACGGCGGTTGGTTTTGCTGTTTCATGGCTGCTCACGCTAACCGTCTTGCCATTGTTCGGCTATGCCGTCACATTAGGGCACTCTGTAGGAATAACCGCAATATACACAGCCGCCTCAATTCTGCGTGGTTATGCAATAAGGAGGGCTTTTAATGGGTAAACGAGGCCCAAAATTGACTGAAGTGGACTGGGAACTTTGCCGCAATCTTCTACGCATTCAATGCACTGGGGAAGAGATTGCAGGCGCTATGGGCATTTCATATGACACGCTGGAGAGGGCCTGCAAACGGGATCATGGTATTAAATTTGCGGAGTATTCTGAACTAAAAAGGGCAGAAGGTCGCGCATCTTTGCGCCGCGCACAATGGAAAGCCGCGCAGGAGGGCAACCCGACAATGCTGGTGTGGCTTGGCAAGCAGATGCTTGGGCAGCGCGATAAAGTTGACGTTGACAACACTTCCAGCGATGGCAGCATGACGCCGCAGGTTGTCGAGCGCGTTATCGTGAACCCGCAAAAGGCCGAGTAGCTTGCCTGTCAGGCTTCAGATACCAACGGCGGGTGTTTTCCTGCCGCTTCTTGAGCCAGCGCGATACAAGGGTGCGCATGGGGGTCGGGGATCGGGTAAATCACATTTCTTTGCCGGGCTGGGCGTTGAAGACGCGCTGCGATGGCCGGGCGAGGCGGGCGAAGGCTTGCGAATGGCTTGTATCCGTGAGGTCCAGAAATCCCTCAAGCAATCAGCAAAGCGGCTTATTGAGGACAAGCTGGCCGAGTTTGGGCTTGGTGAGGCTCAGGGGTTCAAGGTATTCCGTGAGGTAATTGAAACGCCGGGCGATGGGTTGTTCACGTTCACAGGTATGCAAGACCACACAGCCGATAGTGTGAAAAGTATGGAAGGCTATCACCGATCATGGGTCGAGGAGGGGCAGAGCCTCTCGTCGCGCTCTCTTGGCCTGCTGCGCCCGACAATCAGGTGGGAGGACGACAGCCGGGGGTTGGCTTCCGAACTTTGGTTTAGCTGGAACCCGGAAAGGCCGTCAGATGCAATTGACATGCTTCTGCGCGGTGACAGGGTTCCAACAGGTTCGGTAGTAGTCAGGGCCAATTGGTCAGACAATCCGTGGTTCCCAAAGGTTCTGGAGCAAGAGCGGCAAGACGATCTGGTAAGCAGGCCAGAACGGTATGGGCATGTCTGGGAAGGTGAGTATGCGACAGTTCTTGAAGGCGCGTATTATGCCGAGGCGCTAAACCGGGCGCAGCTAGAGGGCCGAATCGCGTTCGTGGCAAAAGAGGGACTGAACAAAATCCACGCCGTTTGGGATATTGGCGGCACGTCGCGCAAGTCAGACGCAACTGCGATCTGGATTGTCCAGTTCATCGGCTCTGAGGTGCGGCTGTTGGATTACTACGAGGCAGTTGGTCAGCCGTTCGACGCTCATGTTTACTGGTTGCGGACAAGCAAATATGAAGACGCGGTTTGCGTTCTCCCGCATGATGGCGTTAAGCATGACACAGTGCATTCAGTAACGCCAGAAGGGTATCTTAGGCAGGCGGGGTTCACAGTCGAGACTGTGCCGAACCAAGGCACAGGCGCTGCGATGCTGCGGATTGAGGCGGCGCGTCAGATGTTCCCGCATTGCAGGTTCAACGAGGATACGACCAAGGCAGGCCGTGAGGCTTTGGGCTGGTATCACGAAAAGCGCGACGAAAAGCGCAATGTTGGGCTTGGTCCAGAGCATGATTTCGCGTCTCACTGTGCGGACGCGTTCGGCCTTGTTGCTGTGTTCAGGGATATGAACCGAACCAAGTATGATGAATGGAGCGGGTCACTGCGCCGCAACCTAAAGGGCATTGCATAGCGGTATAGCAATACCCCAAGGAATTTGCTATTGTGCGGTCATGGCACAGTATCAGAATTTCAGAGATATGATTGACGGTGGGGGCGCGGGTCGCGCTGGCGAGTCGTTCGAGGGTGGACCTTTTTCGGGTCTGTTGAACGCAATCGGCGTTAAGCCTGCCGGGTATCGTGAGCGTATGAACGCAGAACGACCATCCGCAGCTTCGCGCGGCATCGGGGCGGTTAATTACTGATGGGCCTATGGGATAATATAAACCAGTTCATCGCCAACGGTCAGGATCGGCGGGCTTGGCTTGATGATAAGGTTTCTGGCGTGGTTGATTACTACACGCCGCCACACTTGCGGCAGGCGACGCGCTTTGCAGCCGAAATGAACCCAATCCAAGGCATGTCTGACAGTATGTCGCAGTTTGGCGTGGCCGCGAACCCAAGCGTCACGATGGATGAACGCCGTCGCGCAGCGGTCAATTCATTGGCTGAAGGTTTACTGGCCGTTGCGCCAGCTGCACTGGCCGCGCGTGGCTACATGACGCCAGCGCAGGGCGTGATGGAGGGTCTGCTTGGCGGCTCGCCAGCGACACAGAGGATTGGCGATGATATAGGGCGGTTTATGGCTGATGATTTCGGTGGCGTCGGGCTTGGGGGCCTTCCTGCGCCTCGCAACGACGCCGAAGCTATGGCCCGTGACATTCTCGACCTTCGCGCTGCTGGGCGTGCATCCGAGGTCACAGACGACATGATGGCCAAGGCTGACCCGCAGTATATGTTCAACAACACGCCGCTGCCGATGGATGAGGCGAGCCGGATGGCGCGGGCGGAGGAAATGGGGTTTGGCATGTCAGAAGAGTTGTATCATGGGACTGGTAGCGACATTTTGTCAGTTGACCCAAGAATGGCCAGAATGGACAGCGAAGGGGCGGGGTTTTACACTACAGATGATCCTTATACTGCGTCTGGATACGCAGAAATTGATGGCGTGAGCCGTGGAAAGGTTTACCCACTTGCAGCACGATCAGATGTGCCGCATGTATACGCCGATTTTGAAGGTCGGGTTTGGAATGAGTTTTCTCCGGAGATAGACCCAAGCAGGTTTGGCAGCACATTGCACCATGATTACGACCCTTTCGGGTGGGGCGACGTTGACCCCAATGATCTGGCTTTTGACCGATATAGCACAGACGACATAGCGCGTTCTGCTAAGATTGATGGGCATGAGGCCGCAATCTTTGAAAATGTTTTTGACGGTGTTGGCGTGGACGCGCCGGATTATTCATCGACTATTAGGGCTGATTTTAACCCCGTCAACATCCGCTCTCGCTTTGCCCGCTTTGACCCTGAGTTCCGCCACCTTGCCAACCTAAGCGCTGGGATTGGCGGGTTGGGTCTTTTAGGGTATGTTGGCAATCAATCATCTGATCCACTCCAAACGCCGAGAGCAGAATAATGGCAATCACAACATACACAGAATTGCAGGCATCTATTGCCGCTTGGCTTAACAGAACG